CCTTCTGCATTAATGACCTGATCCGCAGGGTTTAAGCCATCAGAGACTTTAAAGTTAAGTATAGACTTTCTTAAAGCTACTGGGTCAATATCAATATCCTTTCTAGCTCCTGGAGAATATAAAGTAACCCCTCCTTGGAACTGAAGGATATTAATCTTTAAGATCTCTTTCATTGGTACGAATACTTGACTCTGTAACATTACTGCTGCTAGCTGATCTCTGCCAGAAGAGTTATTCATAACAGCATCGAACTGTTGATTAGTTTTATTGCCCTTAATGAAATTACCTTGGGATACAGGATTCTGCCCTACTAGCTGGTTAGATAGCCCTACAATAGCGTTAATCTGACCCATATCATTTCCTGCTTGATCCTCTCTGTAAGGAAAGGCATATACAGCATCTGAGATCTGCTTACCATAGGCTGCTGGCCTGACTGGGATCTTAGCAGAAGGGTTGGGACTATTAATAGCAGCAGCTGTAATTCTAGACGGGTCATAAAGAGTTCTATCACTGATAGCGCGTCTCTTAGAAGCTATGATACTAGACATATAAGCAGTAGCTAGTTCTTGGAATCCTGTGCCATTATCCGCAAGAGACTTAGTCTGATAATCTAGGCCATCTTCACTAGGCTGTCCGATAAGGATAGGAATATTATTATGCGCATTAGTTTGTAGCTCTGCATAGATAATAATAGCATGGTTTACAATAATAAGCTTAAAGATCTGAGGAGTGTTAGATTTAGGAATCTTCATCTCGAACTCAGAGGGCAGGATGCGGCAATAAAGAACTGTAACCTGATACATGTCCTTATAGTCAATATCTTTCTTATCAGTAGATAGACTAGCCCAACGCATCCAGTTAGCGCCAGTTCCGTCACCTTCTATATTACTAACATCAGGATTAATATTAGGACGGAAATAATTCTGAGAGGAAGAGTCTACTGCTGCAGTCCCTAAGTTACTAGAGTTAAAAGCAGGGATAACATTACCTATAATGACTTCAGGCAGTTCCGCTATTAATGCTTTCAGTTCGATACGAGTTCTTAGTTTCGTATACCCTGCAAACTCTCCTCGCTTATACACTTCAGAAGGAGGAACTCTACGGTCTACGAAAGTGTTATAAGGATCTAAGCGCTCTACCTTATTACCTGCCCAGATAGTTTCCTTAGTAGCCGCTTGGTTCTCGCTAGCTCCTACAGCCGCAGAAGTCTCGATAGCATAAGATACTTCCCTTCCGTAAGATACTTCTAATGGAGCGAAGTTATATTTAAAGCCATCACGGAAGTGCATGATTAGTTCACGAGTCCAGCCACCTTTAATAGCTTCATTCTCTAAAACTGTCTGCATCTGCAATGCTTCATTAATATACTCAGGAGAAGATACTACATCAAAGAGAGTTCCGTCACTAAGAAAGACTGAGGCTTGGTGCGTTACTGCAGCTTCTACTTGAGGCAATACTACAGGAACTGTCATATCTTGATAGCGAGTAACATCTCCATCAGCATTAGCAGCTTTAGCTCGCGCTTGAGCAGTAGTATTATTAACCTCTCTCTGGTAAGTACGATCTATGAACTCTAGATGATTACGAAACTGAGAACGATCCTCCAGCTGCATATCTTGAGTATTTCTATAGAACTCTATAAAAGAAGCTTGTGTTTTCTTACTGATAGGTACTGGAGTAGAAGTAGCCATGGTTTAAATATCCCTTCTTTTAGGTTGGTACTCTATGTGTATGTGACTAGCTTCGAGAATAATTTCGATCCAGTTAGTAGGAATCTCTAAGTCATTGCAGAACCTAGCAGCTATTTGTTTTAATAGTTCCACTTGTGTAACTGCTTCTGGTATTCTTCCTACTGCCCAAGAGCGTATATCTACAGCCGCACAAGGATCTGAATAATGAAGTGATGTATGTCCGTGTCTGGCAGAGTGTTCGGAACCAGAAGTTATTACTAGCTCTGCATCCCATTCGATATAAGCTTTATTCAGCTCGAAGAGTAATGCTGTTATCACTGGGTTGAACTTAGTTTCTACATTATCATCTTTAGTTTTCAAAAGAAAGATCCCTATCTGTTTTAGAATGCTGAATTAAATTCCTGTACTTCTATTCCTTGGAACTCTTGCTGCTCTATTATAGAGCCTCCAGCTACAAATTCTGCAAACTCTGTAAGCACTCTAGGAGAATAAGTAAGAAGGTCTAATATACCATCTGTGTTATCGCGCTTAAGAGGATTAAAAGCTGTTATCTGCATATGCGCTGCAAGCTTACATCTAGGATGAATAAAGAACTCACCTATAGCATAAGACTTGAACATAGTTAGGATTCTAGCATTCTTAGAAGTAGACCCTGAGTAGATAGGAAGGCATTCTATTCCTGCTATTCCCATTTGCTTACATATGAACTCGAACCAATAAAGCATAGAGTACTGATAGGAATTAGCTTCTACTACTATAAGGTGACAGTTATTCTCTAGCGCCATCGTAATTGCTACTCTAATAGTTTCGCCAGGAGAGAATCTACCTTCTTCTAGCTGCATCATTATAGGCTGTACATTACCGTGAACTTCGAAATAACCTACTGATACAGCGTCTGCATTAATCTTATCAGTAGCAGGGTCAATAATGATATAGTTTCCTGCTGATATATCACCTTCTTGGTAAGTACATTCTGGAAGCTTAGAAAGATCTATTAGATTATTTCTTGAAGTATTCTCATCATTAAGAACTTCGGAATAGAAGATCTCAGGGTGCCCAGACTCTAAGTCATTCTGGAACTCTGTCATTAGCTGTGCTATTGGCTGTAGATCTTCCCATAGAGAAGTTCCATCTGCAAGGATGCCGCCCGCTATAAACTTATCCCAAGTGTGGTTAGCCTTAAGCTTACGAAGAATAGAGTGAGGAGTAGGGTACATATTAGCTACAAATAAGAACATACATCCATGAGGAGATTTAGCTTTCATAGCAGTACCAATCATCCAAGTCTCTAATGCTGTAGACTGTAGTTCTGATTCTGCACATTCTCTAGATTGTATATCTTCAAAGAGCATTACATCAGGACGAGTGTTCTTAATATTAAGCCCTCGTAAGGAACCTTCTGCTCCTACTGCTGCGAGTGTAATATTCCTGCCTCTGAACCCGAACTTCTTTAGCTGCTGTGTATCCTTCTCTACTCCAAGCTTCCAATCACCAAAAGTAGCTTTCACATTAGGCTCTTCTAACATGTCCATTACATCAGCTAGAATGTTCTGAGCTAGTGAAGCAGTGGAAGAGATTACTAGTATGAACTTCTTATTAGTGAAGAGAATACAATATATTACGAATATTTTCATTAGTGTAGTCTTACCGAAACCACGAGGCAGACCTAGCGCTAGTTGAGGAAAAGCTCTAGGTTGTTCTGCATATTCTAGTAACCACTGCCATACAGATTTAAAAACATCTGGGAAGCTATAAGAGAATACGGTAGGCATTATAAGCGCCGCTAAGAAATCTAATTCTTGCTTTGCTAGCCTCTGTACCTGCTGAGACTCTAAGCCATAGTCATCTGTGTCTGGAACAGTATGATCTTTTATTACGGGAGCGGTAAAAGTACTAGGTAGAAGAGACTCGTCTCCTCCTAGAGCTTCTAATATTGTATCTTCTTTATACTTCATTTAACACATTGATAACAGATGTAATAGAATAAGGATCTGAGCGCTGGGAGATTCTGAAAAGAACCTTCTTAGCTGCACTAACTTCTTTCTCTGTATAGGTTACAGATTTACCTAACACAGCTGTGCAGGACTTATGCTTAAGCCTGAATAATACTTGCTCTGCTGTCTCCTTAGAGTTTAGAAGCTGCATCATCTATTTCTATCTCCGCTGGACTTACTGTTAATGATTTGGCATTATTAAGTAGAGTGTTAGAGGACATAGTAATAAGTTCCTGCTCTCCTGCTTTAATAACTTGGTTATCTGTGTTCTTTACAAACTGTTGAATTATTTGTGTAGGGAGAGTAAGGTTAATAATATTCTGCTGATTCACAGTCTGCTCAGGAGAAGAGCTGCCGCGTCTCTTAGCTGCATTTACTACATTGAAAGCTCTGATAATAGTATCGGGCTTAATCATTAACGGCATAGAAGCTTTAAGCTTAGTTATTAATAGATCTTCAATACCGTCTATAGCTCCATCGCGCTCATTATGTTTTCTTAGATTCTCGTACCGCATAGTAGCTACTTTAAGCGCGAATACTTCATCAGATAATAGCTGTGATATTCTTGAAGGAGTAACTCCTAATGCAGCTGCTACATGCTCAGCTTGTACACCAGAACCTAAGAGAGCTAATGCTTTCTCCTCAGTAGAAGTAGTAACTCCTTTAGAGTGAACATTACCTTCCCCTGAAGCGAGCATAGCTTCTGCTGTGTTCATAGTATTAGTGACATCTGCCCCTAGGGACTCTAATGTTATACTGTCCACAATACTTTCTCCTTCTCTTCGCTTCTTCTTTAGTCGTTACCTTGACCGCCAATCCATAGATTAACAGAAGTAGAAGCTCCTACAGAACTTAACTCCGCCCAGATTGAAACTCCTGCCGGAAGGTATAAAGGTAGCGCTACAAACTCTGCTGCGGTAAA